GAAACAGACCCTCTTTTAATAGAGGAATCTATTGAATCTTGGGTAATCACAAAATGTGATGATTGGCGAGATCATTACGAATCTAATTATTCCTACCGTTTTGATGAATACTACCGACTCTGGCGTGGTATATGGGACTCTGCTGATAGCGAAAGAGCTTCAGAGCGTTCAAGAATCATATCTCCAGCCCTACAACAGGCCGTTGAATCTAATGTTGCAGAACTAGAAGAAGCTACGTTTGGTCGTGGCAAGTGGTTCGATGTATCCGATAACTTAGGTGACACTCAACCCGAAGACGTACAGTTCCTGAGAAACAAACTGACTGAAGACTTTGAAGACTGCAAGGTTCGCAAAGCAGTTGCAGAATGTTTAATCAATTCTGCCGTATTCGGTACGGGCATTGGCGAGCTTGTCATTGAAGAAATGAAAGAGATGGTTCCTGCAACACAGCCTATCATGGGCGGTGAATTGCAAGCTGTCGGTGTCAACATACAGGAAAGGGTAAAGGTTAAGTTAAAGCCTGTCATGCCGCAGAACTTTCTGATTGACCCTGTTTCAACTTCTGTTGAGGACGCAATGGGCGTTGCTATTGATGAGTTCGTTAGCCTTCATCAGGTAGAGCTTCTTCAAGAGCAGGGCGTTTACAAAGACATTTATGTCGGCCCAGCCGCTCCAGACACAGATTTAGAGCCAGATCGTGACCTTACTATCCATCACGACAGCAAAGTTAGGCTGACCAAGTATTACGGTCTAGTGCCAAGAGAGATGCTAGAAGCTGCATTAGATGAAGAAATAGAAGAGCTAACAGAAGAAAAAGATACCTCTAAGTACATTGAGGCTATTGTTGTTGTCGCTAATGGCGGTATCTTACTAAAAGCAGAAGCCAACCCGTACATGATGCAAGATCGCCCTATTATTGCTTTTCCTTGGGATGTTGTCCCAGGCAGATTTTGGGGTAGAGGGGTTTGTGAGAAAGGCTATAACTCTCAGAAAGCTCTCGATACCGAGCTAAGAGCAAGAATTGACGCATTAAGCCTGACTATCCACCCAATGATGGCTATTGATGCAACCAGACTACCTAGAGGATCTAAACCTGAGATACGCCCTGGCAAGATAATCCTGACTAGCGGTGATCCAAGAGAAGTCCTACAGCCCTTTAATTTCGGGCAGGTTAACTCTATTACCTTCAATCAAGCCGCAGAACTACAGCAGATGGTACAACAGGCTACCGGAGCAGTAGATTCAGCAGGGATTGCAGGGCAGATTAATGGCGAGTCTACGGCGGCAGGAATATCAATGTCTTTGGGCGCACTCATTAAGCGTCACAAACGTACTTTGATTAACTTTCAACAGTCTTTCTTAATACCTTTTGTGAAGAAGGCTGCTTACCGTTACATGCAGTTTGACCCTGAGAACTACCCTGTTGCTGATTACAAATTTAACGCTAGCAGCACTCTGGGGATTATAGCTAGGGAATACGAGGTTACTCAGCTAGTTCAGTTGCTACAGACAATGAAGCAAGACTCTCCGCTGTATGCCACGTTAGTTGAATCTATTATCGACAACATGAACCTGTCTAACAGAGAAGACCTGTTGGCGGCTATGAAGCAAGCTATGGAGCCGAACCCAGAAGAACAACAGGCAGCGATGGCAGCACAACAAGCGCAGCTTGAGTTCCAGCAGTCACAAACAGCGGCACTCATGGCGCAATCTCAAGAATCGGCAGCTAGAGCAGTTAAACTAGCTATTGAAGCAGATATAGCACCAAAAGAGCTACAAATTGATCTCATTAACGCTATTACTCGAAACTTGAAAGAAGGTGATGGTGAAGATAAAGAGTTTGATCGTCGATTAAAGACGGCCCAGACTCTCCTTAAAGAAAGAGAAATCAAAGGAAAAGAAAATGTTAACAGACCTAGAATTGCAACGCCTCCTCAAGGACGTAGACAAGTACCTCAAACCGAAATGGGATCGCTTAGAAGTCTTGGAGAAGATGTTCTCTGATACACAAGAGCAGCCTAAGAAAAGAGGTCGTCCTGCAAAGGTAGTGCCTGACTCTTTTGGTCAAGGTTGATGGCAAAAGACTCAAGATTAGAAAGAATTGGGGTTAGTGGCTACAATAAGCCTAAAAGAACACCCAACCATGCCACTAAAAGTCATGTAGTTGTAGCTAAGTGTGAAGATGGTAGTGTAAAAACTATTCGTTTTGGTCAGCAAGGTGTTAGCGGCGCGGGTAGTAATCCTCAATCCGCTAAAGACAAGGCTAGAAGGAAGTCTTTTAAGGCCAGGCATGCCAAGAATATTGCAAAAGGCAGGTGTTCTGCGGCATATTGGTCAAATAAGGTTAAATGGTAGGAGGTTATATGGCTGCGGGAATGAAGCATTACAAGCGTGACGGCACTCTATTTGAAGGAAATACTCACAAGATGGGTAATGGCAGTTTACATTCTGGCAAATCACATGGAAAAACGTCAGTAAAGCTGTACCATTTTAAGGATCTTTCAAAAACATCTCAAAAAAAAGCCAAAGGTAGCTAATGAGTCTTTATAGAAACATTAATAACAAAAAGAAGGCTGGAAAAGTGATGAGAAAAAAAGGAAGCCCAGGCGCACCAACTGACCAAGACTTTAGAAATGCTGCTAAAACAGCAAAGAAAAAAAAGAAGAAAGTAAAAAAACCGTATTAGATAACAAAGGAATGTTATGACACCAGAGCTTGAAACCTATTACAATAACTACAACGAGTTATTCAATCATGAGGGCTTCAAACAACTCTTACAGGACGTTTCTAACAATGTTGACCGTATTGCAGATATACAAACGGTTAAAGATGTAGAAGAGTTATTCTTTAGAAAAGGCCAAATTGCTGCTTTTTACTCAATTATTAACATAGAAGGTACGATTGAGGCAGGAAGAGAGCAGGTAGAAGGCCAAGAAAGCTCTGAATAAACTAGCTTTAAAGTCTATGAAAGCAGACTGGAAAGAGTAGAATGTTAAAAGTTTACGATTTTTGTTGTCCAAAAGGACACATATTCGAGAAGTTTGTTAGCAGCAGCGCAGCAGTCAGCAGGTGCGATTGTGGCGAGGATGCTAAAAAAATGCTATCTGCCCCGTCCTTTATCTTGGATGGTTCTAGCGGGGATTACCCTGGTAGACACATCAAATGGATAAAAGATCACGAACAAGCAGGTAGAAGAAATGTATCTCCATAATGATTCAATAATCACGGAGTTTAATTATGTCAAGAGCGTCAATTGTTGATATGCCTCCTGAAGAGGAGCAAGCAGTCAGCGTTGAAGGTGAAGATCAAGAGATTCAGCAACTTCCTTTAGATACAACTCTAACGGATCAAGTTGAGCAACCTCAAGAGCCTCAAGTCCCAGAGAAATACTCAGGTAAATCTTTGGAGCAAGTCGTACAGATGCACCAGGAAGCTGAAAAGCTTTTAGGCCGTCAGTCTTCTGAGGTGGGCGATCTTCGCAAAGTTGTAGATGATTACATTACTAATCAACCACAACAATCAGCACCTCAACAACACGTTGAGCCTGAAGATGATTTGGACTATTTTACAGATCCTCAAGCCGCCGTTAATCGTGCGATTGATAATCATCCTAAAATTAAAGAAGCTGAAGCGTACACTGCTAGGTACAAGAAACAAACGTCACTAGCGGAGTTGCAAGGCAAGCATCCTGACATGCAAGAAATCCTTAAAGACGAGGGTTTCAAAGAATGGGTAGGAGGATCTACTTTTAGGCAACAGTTATTTGCAGAGGCAAACACTAATTATAGTGCTGAAGCTGGTGACGAACTTTTTACTACTTGGAAAGGTTTAACAAGTGGTAGGCGGGAAGTCGCAGAGCAAACCGCAAATGTTGAAAAACTAGCGCGGAAGCAACAAATTAGATCAGCTAATACAGGTAGCGCACAAGGCAGTGCAGAGGGATCACGTAAAAAGGTCTATCGTAGGGCCGACATTATTAAACTGATGAGAACAGACCCAGAAAGGTATCAGGTTCTACAACCAGAAATTTATAGAGCTTACCAAGAGGGTCGGGTTAAATGACTTAATGGAGAAGTAAAATGGCTACAGCAGCATATCCCGGCGCAGCAGGTAATACTGCGATTACAGAAGCAGCAACATTCATACCTGAAATATGGTCTGACGAAATCGTTGCGGCTTATCAAAAAAACTTAAAGATGGCTCCGCTTGTCAAAAAGATTGCTATGAACGGCAAGAAAGGCGACAAGTTGCACATCCCCAAGCCTACTCGCGGTGACGCTAATGCTAAGGCTGCTGATACAGCAGTTACTATCATTGCCAACACTGAGGCTGAACTGACAATCGACATCAATCGACACTTTGAATACTCAAGGTTGATCGAGGACATCGTTGAAGTGCAAGCTCTTAGCAGCTTACGTCAGTTCTACACAGATGATGCTGGTTACGCTCTCGCAGTTAGAGTAGATGTTGACCTGCATTCTTGTGGTACTGGTTTTGGTAACGGTGGAGCAGTAGTACACGCTGCGGCAGTAGCACCTACTGACTACCAGCACACAGGCTGTTTCTTTAATGACGGCGGTACAACAACTCAGTACACAGATGACACAGCAGTTGCTGCTGACATCTTTACTGATGCGTTCTTCCGAGACATGATTCAGAAGTTGGACGATAACAACGTCCCAATGGAAGATCGTGTTCTGATTATCCCCCCTTCTGTCCGTAAGACAATTATGGGCATTGATCGGTATGTGTCTTCTGACTTTGTAACAGGTCAGGCGGTACAATCAGGTCTTATAGGAAACTTGTACGGCGTAGACGTTTATGTTTCTGCCAACTGTGCAACTATCGAAGCTGCTGGGGCTAACTCCGCATCATCTATCGATACCCGCGCTGCCTTGATGTTCCACAAAGACGCTATCGTCCTTGCAGAGCAGCAGTCAGTACGTTCACAGACTCAGTACAAGCAGGAATATCTCTCAACTCTGTACACGGCAGATTGCCTGTATGGTGTTCAGGTATATCGTCCTGAAGCTGGCCTAGTTCTCGCAATAGCCGAGTAACGAGCGACACTGGAGGGGGTCTTAACCGGCCCCCTTTTTGCCGTTATTTTTATTGCTTGAGGGAACCTAGCTAATGTCTAACTATACAAAAACAACAGACTTTGAAGCTAAAGATGGCTTACCTTCTGGCGACAGCGGTAAGATTATTAAAGGCGCAGAGTTTGAAACCGAATTCGATAACATTGCAACAGCCGTTGCGACTAAAGCCAATTCTGCTGGGCCTACTTTTAGCGGCACAGTAACCTACGCAACTCTGAATGACGGAACAACCGCTCTAACATCGACTGTTGCAGAGTTAAATATCCTGGATGGAGTAACCTCTACCGCAGCCGAATTAAACATACTAGATGGTGTCACAAGCACCGCTGCTGAATTAAACAAACTGGACGGTGTGACAAGTACCGCAGCCGAACTCAACATTTTAGACGGCGTTACTGCTACGGCAGCAGAACTTAATATATTAGACGGCGTAACTTCTACAGCCGCAGAGTTAAACACTCTTGATGGTGTTACAGCCGTTGTAGGCGAGTTAAACGCTTTAGATATAGGCAGCACAGCAGTAGGAACCGCTGTAGCTTCTAAAGCAGTAATTCTTGACTCAAACAAAGACTACACAGGAATAAGAGATTTAACCCTAACAGGTGATCTTACTGTCGGCGGTGATGACCTAACAATGGGGACTAACACAGCAGGAATGCTTCTTGTTGCTGACGGCACTAACTTCAACCCAACAGCAGTTACTGCATTGTCTGCAATTACCACTATAGCTAGTGATGACTTATTTTTAGCTGTAGATACATCAGGTGGTGGCTTAAAGAAAGTAGCACGAAGCGTTGTTGTCGGAGGTCTTGCAACTTCATCTGCCTTATCTAATGTCTCAGAAGACTCTAGCCCACAGCTAGGTGGTAACTTAGACCTTAACGGTAACGATCTTGTTACAACGTCTAACGCAACTTTAGACCTAGCTCCTAACGGTACAGGTACAGTTGTAGTTAGAGGTAACACTAACTCAGGCGCGTTAGTTCTTAACTGTGAAAGCAACAGTCACGGCCAAAAGATTTACGGTCAACCACATTCAGCACAGGTTACTAATACTTTGATGCTCCCTGCTGGGACTGACTCAACTTTATTATCGCGTGTGTCTATAGATACGCTGACCAACAAGACTCTCACCTCTCCTAAGATTAACGAAGACGTAGCAGTTACTTCAACAGCTACTGAGCTTAATCTTCTTGATGGAGTAACGTCTACAACAGCAGAGCTTAACAAGCTTGACGGTGTAACCGCAGTTGCAGCAGAGCTTAACTACCTAGACATAGCGACACTAGGTCTGACAGCCGCAAGCAAAGCAGTTACAGCAGATGCCAACGGAGTTGTTACTTTAGATAATGGTTTTAGCGAAGAGTACGCAGCAGTCACTTCTAGTTCTAATGTTGTTTCATTGAACCTTAGAACAGCCAATAACTTTAGCCATGATCTCACAGAAAACACCACGATATCCTTTACCAACCCAGCAGACACCGGCAAGGTAAGCGGAGCTACATTACGGATCATTCAAGGCTCCACAGCTAGAACCATAACGTGGAATAGCTCAATCAAATGGGCTGGAGATACTGCCCCTACATTATCAACAGGAGACAACGAAGAAGATATTTTTGTTTTCTACACTGTTGATAATGGCGGTAAATATTACGGCTTCACCGCAGGGCAGGTGATGTCCTAATGAGTACAGTTGCTAAAAAAGTAATCATGGGTAGTGGTGCTGTAGCAGAGCCATACGTGATCAATCAGTCGTTAATGTTTAATGAGGGAACTGATGATTCTATGGGCAGGACGTTTAGTAGTGGGGGGAGTCGAACAACTTGGACATACTCTACGTGGTTTAAAAGAGTTAACGGTGGGTCTATTGGCAATCAATTGCTGGGGTACACTGACGGCGGTGGCCCTTGGAAGCAATCAACTATAAACGTGAATCAGGCGGGTGCTATTCAGATTGCTGACGATAAGGGAGGAACTAGCACAAATGTCGCAACGACTCGTCTGCTCCGCGATCCAGCAAGCTGGCTACATATCGTTGTAGCCTTGGATACAACCCAAGGAACAGCGGCTAATCGAGTTAAAATTTATGTTAACGGCGTTCAAGAAACGTCATTTTCTACTGCTAGCTATCCCGGACAAAATGCTCAGCCTTACTTCAATGCGGCAGTTCTACACACCATTGCTTTAGGCAACACTTACAACTGTAGTCAGTACCTTGCAGAAACACATTTCATAGACGGCATTGTAAAAACACCAAGTGACTTTGGAGAAACCAACTCAGTCACGGGCCAGTGGATAGCTAAAGAGTACGACGGTAGCTACGGAACTACTGGGTTCTACCTGCGTATGGCAAGTGGTGCGATAGGTGCGGATAGTTCTACAAACTCTAATACGTTCAGCACTACCAACCTATCCAACGCTAATGTGTTAACCGACTCGCCTACGAATAACTTTGCTACATGGAATCCTTTAGTTCCAAGCACAAATACGTTTACTGAGGGTAATTTAAAAGCAACCATGTCTGGTTCGGCTGGAGCAAAAATAGTATCTACTATTGGAGCGACTACCGGAAAATACTACATGGAGCTTCTTTGGCAAAATCAATCTAATTGGCCAGTAGGATTAACGTCAACCAATAAAAGACAGGCTGCTTTAAGCGGGGTAGCGGACGGATCAACATCCATAGGCTTTTGGATAAGTAGTTCAAATACAGTGTTATACATTAATACGTCTGTAACTTCTTGGTCTGGATCTGGGGCAACTTGGTCAAACAACGATATGGTTGGTTTGGCTGTAGACGCAGTAAACCAAACAATTGCAATCTACAAAAACGGAAGCAGTATTGGTTCTTACGATTACAGTGGGTTAGGTTGGAAGCAAACATTTTTTGCCGCTGGAAACTATGTTAATAATAATACCTACCTTGCAAATTTTGGTCAGAATCCAACGCACAGTGGAGCAACTTCGGCAGGTTCTGCTACTGATGGTAACGGCATTGGTCTGTTTAAAAACGCTCCTCCTTCTGGCTACCTAGCACTCTGCACCGCCAACCTTCCAGACCCAGCTATCCCTCTGCCGTCAGCGCATTTTAATACGGTTTTGTATACGGGTAACGGTGGAACACAAACAATTTCTGGAGTTGGGTTTTCACCTGCTTTTGTTTGGTCAAAGTCTAGAGGTGACAACGAATATAATATTCTTACTGATCAAGTTAGAGGTAACACACACCCGATTTTTTCAAATGCCAATGACGCAGAAGAAACTCGTAGCAACGGTATAACAAGCTTTAATTCTGATGGTTATGCTCTTGGGGCTT